ATAGCCGGCATAGGTTGTTGACGACCAATAATAACCTGATTGACAATTTAAAAATATAGTATTAATTGCTGGTCCAACTCGCCCATAATCAACTATACTCTGTAATTGTTTTATATTCGGCAACCTCCAATCGTTATGTCCTGCATAGTTGGCCACATTTAAAGCGGCTACAGCCGCCAAAGCATCTGCCCACGTCATATATGTAGTAAAATTATGTCCATCCACTGTTCCTATCGCGGCGTGGTCTTGTATCCATTGCAGTCCGCTTGCCTTGTCATCTACTGTGTTATTTAAATTATCTACAAATCTCGGACTAACTGGATTTCCATCTTGCAAATTACCATCATCTCCTGTTGCGTATGATGTTAATTGATCTGTTTTTGGCAGTTTTGGTTTTAATGTTCCTGTCTTTGCCGCGTTTAATATTTTATATCCAACTCCGTCTGCCACGTTGGCTTCTCCGGGATCTGTATTACGCGCCGCTTCGTCAAAAGAACCTACCTTTGCGACGTTCTTTATTTTATAATTTACGCCAACTAAAACATTGGCCTCTGCCGGGTCAACGTTGCGGGCGTCCTCGTCAAACGATCCGTTTTTTGCTCCTCCGTCATATGCTACTCCCAATAAAACATTTGGTTCAGTAGGATAGTCGCAAACTACTAGTGGCGGGCATTTTCTTTTTATTCTTGGCATGGTATTAATTTGTTTCGTAAATATAATTGACGCCTTCTCCGGCCGTTCCTTTCACGTAGATTTTATTGAGATTGTCGACTATATCCAACTCAATAGAATCTCCTGCCTCGAGTTCTATTTTTTGGTCGTCCTGTCCTCCTATAAAAATGCTGTTACTGTTATTTAATTTTGCTTGCACGCAAATTGAAGCTAAGGGCACATTTGTTCCCAATACTTCTGCTGTGTTTGTGTGCGCGATTGTTTTTTTTCCTGATTTTAATATCATGTTTTTTAAAGTTAATAATCTCATTTAGAGGGCGGACTTTTCCGCCCCCTTGTCAGATTGCTAACTATGAACCTGATCCCGATGCCTGGGTGTCTGGGTCTAGCACTGTCAATGCGGCTGGCAATGCTACCACGTATCCGACTCTCTCGACGATTCTCAAGGCTACCATGTCTTGCTCGGCAAGGTTGATGGTGGTCTGTCCGTCGACGTCTGTGATTGTGGCCTGGTCTAACAACTGTGTCCTTAGTTGCTGTTTATCTCCAAACACACAACCTAACTGCAAGTTGCCGAATAAGACGTAAGGCGCTCCACTGACTGCGGATGCTGTTGGGAATGCGTCTGATGTCACAACTGGGTAATCCCAAATTGTGGCCGGCTGTCCTTGTCCTGGGTTTTGGTAGATGTACTGTCCGTCCACTCCTTTCAATTTTCTAATGACCGATAACACTGTTCGGTTCATGTAGAATTTCGCTCCGGCTAATGCTCCTGATGGGGTTGCGTCTATCATTCCTAGGAGGTCGTCTGCTGTTAAGTTGGCCACTCCGGCTACTGCCTGGTAAGCAACGTTAACCTGACCGTTATTCAAAACTCCAGTCCATGGCAAACCTGTGCCTGTGAAGAATTGGATGTCCTCCTCTTTGGCGACTGCTTCCGCAAACAATTCAGCTACTAGTGCTGTCAAATTGATTGCTGAGTCCTCCAAAATTTCCTCTGTAAAAGGAACGATTGCGGCTAATTTCTTGAGTGTCTGTGTTACCAATCCGAATGTTGGCTGGGTGGATGTCTTTTTGGCTTTCTCATTTGTCCAGTAAACGTTTACTGAACTGCCCAATGCTGGGATTTTTCTTTCGTTGCCCGGACCCGAGAATGGCAAGTATCTCATTGCGCTTCTCGCTAATCCGAAGGTTTGAGCTATTCTCAATACCTCTGCCTGTAATTCAGGTGGGACTAGGTATCCTGCGTGGTCGTCGTCTATCGTGCTTAAGGATTTTAAGTAGGTCTTATCCCCGTGGATCATGGCTTTCATAAATTTCCTTGTTGCATTTTCGGTCTTGACGTCTTTCTTTCCGGCGTCGATGCCCTTTTCTCTCTGCTCCTTTACTCCGTCCATGAATTTCTTGGCCATCTCGTCGGTAGCCTTTTCAACCATTTCTGCTACCACGCTTTGAGCTGTCTTTTGCAAAAGGGCTTTTACCTCCTCTTGGGACATCTCTTTTTCTCCGTCGCCGGAGTCTGCTCCGCCATCGGCTGGCTTCTCAGGGACTTCGGTCTCTCCGTCCTTGAGCTGGTAGTTGGCTTCTACCTCTTTCACTGTGCCGTCTGCTAGTTTGATTTTCATGTTTATGAATTTAAGTTTTTAATTATATTTTTACGCTCTGCGACTAACTCCCTAATCGCGTTATTAAGAAGTCTTACCGGTATTTTTTTGCCGCCCACGTTGTGGGGTTTCTGACCTTTATCCCTATCTTGGTTATCGGCTTTTTTTTCAATGGCGTTCAGGACTTCGGTAAGTCGCCCTATCGCCAATGTTAAGGTTTCTTTTGATGTGGAAAGCGTTTCAATGGCTTTCTCGGTTGTTATAATTTCCTCCTTTTTCTCCACTTTTTCTCCCAATTCATCCATTCCTTTTAATCCTTTGCTTTTTGCTAATGCCATTTGATTTGCTGGTACGGGCACCACTGAAACTTCCAACAACTCATTTTCGTTTAAATAAACTGTGTCGTTTGCTTCGTCTACTTCCCATCTGTTATTTTTAAAACCTACAGAAAAAGTATTTAAAAATCCTCCTGTCATTAAATCAAATGCTATTTTTGCTTTTGGATTTTCCTCTACCGCAAACTGCATTTTTCCGACTAATTGAGAAGTGCCGGGCAACCTTGTGTTCGGCTCGGTTCCTATCTCTACCATTTTTGCTATTGGGAAGTCGTGATAATCGTGCGCGTATAAAACAACGGGATTGTTTTTGTAGTTTGTCAGGTCCCATCCGGACTGCATTATCACTTCGTCCTGTCGGTCAACGTCTTGGGTAGAAAAAACTCCGTCGACTGTGTTCTTTTCTTTGTCGACTGACTTAATACTAAAATTAAATTGTTTTTCGAGTTGTTTGTATTCTATTAGTTTTTTCATGGGAATTGTTATTTTATATTAGCATATTTTTTAATAGCGCGTTTTTATAAAAAAATTCTATCCATTTTTCTTTATTAAAATTAGTCTTGCTGTGGCAACCCCTGCATAAAGTAATCAGATTTTTCGGGTCGCAGTTTTCTTTATTATAATCAATATGGTGAATTGATAATGCTTCATCTCCTTGTGGATTTTTACAAATCTGGCAAATATAATTATCTCGTTCTCTGATGCTTCTCCTCAATCCTCTTTTCCAATCAACATTATAACCCCTTTCTCTTGACCTTCCGTCAATCCAACTTGGATTGTTATTTTTAATCCAATGGTTTTTTCTTGCCATATTAATTCTTTTGTTTTCTGATATTTTCCAATGTTTTCCTAGTGTCGGTTTTTTACCGTTTCTTTTTTGTCTTATAATTTTTATTATATTTTCTTTGCGTTTTATTCCAAATAATGGATTTTGCCTTCCTTTAGGACGAGATAATGCGAGGCATTTTTTACTGCAAAATTTCCCTCTCCCTTTTTTAATTCTTTCGGGAGTTGTTTCGATTTCTTTTCCGCATTTTTGACAATTAGTTATAATCATTATTTTATTATAACACACTTCTCTTTACTCAATGAAGGCTCCCCCGAGAACACAGCGACAGTTCGGATGGTCTGGCGGATATGGTTCTCCGTCAGAAAAGTTTTTTTCAAGTGCTACAATTTCTCCGTCTAATCCCAAACAAATTTCACATCCGTCGCTTGCGGTTATCCATTCCTTTCCGTTGGCTACTCCGCTTTGTCTGTATCCTTCCAGTGTGCCTTCGGCGTTGGCGGCGGTGGTTTCTGTTCGCGCGATTAGTTCTGATCTGTATGTTGGGAATTCTGCGTAAACATTTTCTACTCTGCTCCTTAAATCTGCTATGCCTTCTCCGGCGTCTATTCCTTCTGAAAGAGTCGCTGATAATTTATCTAATGTTGTGTTGTTTGTTGAGTCTGCAAAAAATTTAGCTCTTTTTTCTAAAGTGCTTTGAATTCTTTTTGAAACATTAAATTCCTCTTGCGGAGCCAACATGTTAATTGCGTCTATGCCGGCCTGTGTTAAAAGGTCTAAAAGAAATGGCGATATAAACTCTACGGCCAATTCGTTTTCTTTTTGCAGGTTTAATAAAAGGTGGGCGTTTAATTTAACTCTTTCTTTGGTTCCTTTTTTTTCAAAACCTGCTGTTCCTTTTATGGATTTTATAGCTTCGTCTAAATTGCTTAATGTTCTGTCTTTCTGTTTTCCGGCAAATCCGCTAACTTCGTCTTTTATTCTGTTGGTGTTTAAATCTATCTTTTTATTTACCATGTCGGCGTATAGTTTTTTCAGTTCAGGGTCCTGAATTATCGGAGTTTTCTTTCCGTTTTCCTCGTCTTTTTTTCCCTTTTTACCTTTTCTATTTTGAATTTTATCAAACATTTCTGCTACCTTTTCCTCAATTTTTTCTTTTAATTCAAACTTTTGTTTTAAGTAGTATTTCCCGACAAATTCAAATTTCTTTTCCTTGCTCGGTTTGCCGCCGATGTATGCATCGTCCTCTTTATCTCCGCCGATTTTAATTCCTTTTGCTTTTCCTGTCTGAGATAATCCTCCCATCGGAGTGTTTGTCAGTGGCATATAAAAGCTCCACCCTCCGGCGATTGGCGGAAGTCCGCGCAATTCTCTTGCTTCGTTTATTAACATAATGTTTCCGGCTACTAATTCTGTGTGTTCTTTTAAATTAAATTCTTTATCCTGTGGTGTTGGGTTTATAAACTCTACATACAATTCCTCGCCGTATTCAGGCGCTATTAATTCCTCGTTTATTTTCTCCTCCAATCTTACCAATTCAGGATAAATGGTTTCTGATAAAAAAACCTGCATTGCTGTTTCAGCGTTGGCTAAGTTCACGTCGTCCGTTATGGCCACGATTGGCTTTGGCATATGAAATGCAACTAAAATATCATCTCTCGTGAATTTCATTGATTCGATATAATCCATTTCTTTTTGCGTCAGAGAAATTACCTGGTATTCCATTCCTCCCTGTAAAATAGCAATCTTGGAGTTTTTGCCCACGCCTTGGTATCTCTTTTCCCAGTTCTCCCTTATTTCCTGGCGCGCTTCGTCATTCAAAACCTGCTTTGGATTTTTAATCACTGCATCGGGTCTGCTGGAATTCAAAAAGAAATCTCTTTGGTATTGTGTTGCGTATTCCTCTGTCTGAACTCTTGTTTCTGCGGCCTTTAATGGCGATAATCCCAATAAATCGTCAAGAGGATTTGGGTATCTAAAATGGATAATATCCTCGGGCGAAAATGTTGCTGTGGTCCCGTCTGCTTTTGAAAATCTGTACTCTTTTACAAATAATTGCGGGTCTGATAATATAACCATCCTGTCCGGGCGTAGGTTCCATAATTCTGCAACCTTGCCTGATGTGTTTCTTACCTTGTACCAAAATGCGTCGCCTGTTGTTTTCAGGTTTATCATTGTGGTTTCTAAAAATTCTGTCTTTGTTTGAAAAGGATTAAATTTGTATAAAAGGTCTAGTGCCGGGTGTGATTTAATTTCCTGGATGTCTCCTTTTGAATTTTTAACCCTATACATTTTTAGGGATTGCGCGGCCACCTTGCTTGCTATTTTTGAAATGCAAGCAAAAACATAAAGCGACTTTGAGTATTGGCTCATTAATTCTGTCTGTCCGTATGTTCCGCCGCTTAATCTGCGCAACAACTCCATTCCCCCTGTTGGAATGTCGGGTTGAGTGTTGACGTTTGTTTTAAAAATTGACCTTATTTTTTTAGATATTTTTTGTAGAGTGTTAAGTTTTTGTTCCATATTTTATTATCTTATCATGTTTTTTACTATTGCATGATTTACACAAGGGTTGTATGTTTTCTATGTTGTCGCTTCCGCCTTTGCTAAGGGGAATTATGTGGTCTTCGGTTAGTATAATCTCGGGTTCAGGTTTTTTGCAAGCTGGGCACATATTTCCATATTGCTTTTTTGTTAATTCCCATTCTCCAAAAGTATGACTGCTTCCTTTTTTGTTTTGTAATTTTTTAAGAGTTCCTCGTTTATTTTTAAGCCAGCTAATATATTTTTTATTTTTTGTTCTTCCATCTTTCCAGTTACCATTCTTTTCAGCGCGAGTATCCACAAATGATTTGTGTCCTTTTTGAAAAACACTATTTTTTGCTAATATCAAACAATGTTTTTCATTTCTTTTGTATATTCCGCTTGGCATATTACTTTATTATACCACAGATTTAATCATCGTCATCTTTGGGTCTGTTATCTGGCAAATAAACAAATTCTACGCCCGTGTGATAAGCGCGCATTTGCCAGGCAATCGCTCGCGCAAAAACTCTGTCGTCGTGTTTGCCTTGCTTGTGTTCTGCCCGATTCTTTTCTGTGTAGACCATGTCGCGCGCCTCCTCCTCGGCTTCGGTGTATGTTTCCGTTAAAAATCCTTTGCGGTATGCTTCCTCTAACTCTGTAATCATTACTGGCCTGCTTCCGGCTGTTGTGTCCCAATCAATTACAAACGGGACCCCTAATGTTTCCAGTTTGTTTAAATGCGCCAACCCTACTCCGTTTTTTTCTACGCCGATTAAAATGTTATATTGTTTGCAAATCTGCGCCACTTTAAAATCAAAAACGTCGATTGGGTCGTTCGAGTGCAATTCAAATATCACCGTTGCTTTTCCGTTAATAAAATCTATCACTGCAAAACAATGCGCGTCTCCGGTCAGTGTTCCTTCGGCCCCATCCAGTCCTGCGTACATTCTACGCTTCTTTAATTCTTTTTTCTGTTCGTCAGTACCATGCCATGACGCCAAATCGTCCAGTGGAATTCTCTTGTCCTTTGTTGTTGTAATTTGATTGAATACGGATCTGCCCGATTGTAAAAAGCAACTAATGTCGTCCTCGGGGTATTCTTGAAAAAAGAGAATGCCTTTATCCCAAATTTTGTAGCGCCTCCATTTTATTTGTCCGGCAGTGATGTTTATTTTCCAGTCGTCCTTCGCCATTTTAATAAGTTTCTGTTCGTCCGGCGTTGTGCCTTTCATAAATTCTGCGTCCGGTATCGCAAACATTTCCTGCACAGATTTTGATAGTCCTTGTTTTTCTTTCTCGGTCATATTTTCAACCGAGTATTCGTCGTCTATAAACCATGGTATAAAAATTGCCGTGTATGGAGATTTCCCCTGTTTTGCCTTCTGCCATAAATCATAAAATTCTCCCCGTCCGTTTGGTGTTGTTTCAATGTCTATGGTTCCGTACTCGGCAGCCTCTGAAATGCCGGCCAGTATTCTTTCTAAATTGTCATAAAAAGCCGCCTCTGATAAATGCGCCCTCTGAATTGTATCTCCGCGTCCGAATGCTTTTTGGCCTGCCGTTCCCACATAATAATAACTCCCTGTTTCAGGAAACCGCATCTCACTTTTTGAGTAAATTGAAACTTCGGGTTGTGCTTTAGCGTTCTCTACAAAAAACCGCACTGCGGAGAATAATCTTTGTGTTGATTCTTTTTCGTGCGATATAACCACTGCGTTGGTTGGCCTTCTAATGCAGTCTACAAGTTGGTCGGCGTCTATTATTTTACTTAATCCCTTCTGCCTGGGTTTTAGCCACAGGTTTCTCCTCGTCTTTCTTTTCCAGTAAATTTCCTGCACCGGGTTGCTCTTGAACGGCACCACTTGCCCCCTCTTGTTTCTTATCTGAAACACCTTCTCCACCAGTTCCTGGTTTGTCCGCACTATCCGGTTGTTTATTTTGATTGGCATCTTTGTTTGGTTCTTTATTTAAATCGTCCTCGTCCTC